GAGGTGGGGACTACCATGAGCGACATCGAATGGACCGAGCGGCCCGCATCGTGGCCGGAGAGGAGCAAAACATGACCCAAGAAGACATCCTGCGTATGGCGCGGGAAGCCGCTACTGAAGATGGTTCAATCAGTCGTGACGACGGAAAAAACACTGTGTTATACGCAGTCAAAACGACGCAATTCCTAGAACGCTTCGCCGCCATCGTCGCCGCAGCCCAACGCGAGAAAGTCGCCGCATGGATGCGTAGCATGGGCTACGCCACCGGGCACGGCGACACGACAGAGGATCTGCTGGGCGAACTCCGCGCGCAGATTACGGAGAGGTTGCTGATGGAACGCGCCGCCTGCGCCGACATCTGCGACCAGCACGCAAGCATCGAGGGCATCGCGCAGCGGTGCGCAGCGGAGATCAGGGCAAGGAGCAAGACATGAAGGACAACGAAATCGCCACCCTGATGAACGAAACTGCGGGCCAGCACTGGGGCGACGAGGCGCACTTCCAGCGCTTCGCTGTTGCGCTTGAAAAGCGTTTTGAGGCGGCGACGAGGTTTGTGATCAAGATGGCAATGGAAGCAGAGCGCGAGAACGGCGCAGCCGCCGAACGCCAGCGCTGCGCCAGGGTTGCCCGCCAGTGGGACGTAGACTGCCCGAACACAAACTACGGCGGGTGCATTGCCCGTCTTATTGAAGGTAACAACCCATGAAACCCAGCCATTTCACCACCCCGCGCACGCTAGCCGACTGCACGTTCACCACGGGCTACAACATCGCGGAGCCGCGTTCGCGTTACGTTCCAGCGCCCGCAGTTATCATTGCGTGCATCGCGCTGGGAGCCCTGCTGTGGACGTTGCTCTGACCATCGACATCATTGTCTGCGCCGTGCTGGCCGCTGTCGGCGTGTTGCTGTTCTGGCCGCAGCTATGAGCCGCCTTCCCACTGGCTGCGACCAGCAGGGTCGCTATCCCGAGGCTGCCGAGGCGGCGACCGAAATCGGCGCTGACGACTTCGACGACGCGGCCCAGTACATCATCTGGCATCTCGTCATTGCCATCGTGATCGTCGGCGCTATCGCCGGGGCTGCGGCGCTGCTATAGCGTCATAGGCCCGCTCGCAGGCAGTGCCGGCAGCGCCTCGAGCGTCGGCTACGGCAGCAAGCTCTGCAGCCGCTTGCGCAACCCCTCGGAGCAGGTTGGTGAGCACCACTCCGGGGTCTGGGGCTGCCTGGCCTCCGAAGGAAGGGTCGGCACGGTCGCGGGTTGGATTGGCGCACTGGGCGGCGATAATTTCGGCACGGCGCTGCAGGCCGTCAGCAGCACTGCGGGCACGAGCAGCGTCAGCAGTTGCAGCGCGGATCTTGGCTTGGGCATCGGTCTGCACCTCCGTGTGCTGGGCTCGCCAGCGGGCCTCCAGGGCTCGCGCGGCTTCGCTGGCGGCAAGGGCCTCGGCCACCAGTTTCTCGCGTTCCTGAGCCCGTTCTGCGCGTTCTGTGGCCAGTGTGGCGCGCATCCGTTGTTCGGATCGCTCGGCGACGTTTAGTTCCCACGCAAGCATGCCGGACGTTACCGCTAGGCCGACGCACACGGCGCCGAGAATGTAGGAAATGGTGCGGTCGATCATTGGCCGAGGCACTGCCGGTTCTCAGCCTGCCGGCGCAGCGTCAGGCCGCGCAGTGGCTCACCACGGAAACGATCCCAGCGCAGGATCTCGGCGCAGGCCCCGGCGTAGTCGCCCGCGTTCAGACGGCGCACCAGCGTCGAGCCGCAGAACGCCCCCGGCCCGATGTTGTACGCCAGGCTAAGGAAGGCATCGTATTCGTGCTGATGCAGCGGCACCCGAACGCACTGCTTCAGAGCGCCTTCAAATTTCTGCACATCCTGCAGTTTGCGCACCAGAGCCTGCACAGGCTCAATGCGGTCGCCGGGTTTCACGCCGGCAGTGGTGCCGAAACCGATGGTTGGAACGTCGCCCTTGACTGGGGTATACGCCTCGCCACGGTAGCCCTCATGGACGGCAATGCCGACTAGAGCAGACGCTGAGAGCGTCAGGGCACCGATGACGATGCGGGCTTTCATTCGGCGTCAGGCCCGCCCCGAAAGTGCATCCTGCCCCAGCGGTACAGCAGGAAACCGATTTGCAGCACCAGATAGATCAGCGTGACCCACAGCACCAAGTCATTGACGGGCATGCCGGCAATAGTTGCGCCAGCGACGGCGACTGGCGGCGAGGCCTTGGCGGCTTCGGTGGCGAGGTCGGCTTTCTGCTGCATGGTCAGGCTCATGTCAATCGCTCGTCGGTTTCTGCAGCGCGAGCCTCGCGCTCCATCGGATGATCGGCGTACCCGTGGCGGACGAGGCCCCACAAGTACGTAACATAGTATCGCACTACGCCCATGCGCTTGTACTGCCGCCAGTGCGCCTGCTCGTGGCGGATCAGGCGCTGGCTGTGCAGGTGCTCGGCTAGGATGAAGATCCCGAACGGCGCCAGCGCCACGCCTGCGAAACCGAAGCGGCGCAGGATCCAGGCGATGATGTGGCGGGCCGGGCGGGGGGTCATGGGGCAAGGGCGTTGACGGGCTGATTTGTGAACGTCGGAATGCCCATTGCCGCACGCAAAAGTGCTTCGTTTTGGGCCGCCAGCGCGTTGACCGTTGGCGAGTCGTAGGTCGGAATTGCTCTCTGTTGCGCCAAGCCGCTTCTGAGGTAACGCCTTGCTCCGGCGGAAACTGCTGCCGGCGCCATTGCTCCCACCACACCGCCAAGAGTTGCACCTTGCGGGCCGCCCATAGCGTAGCCGCCAGCAGCGCCAAGACCGCCGCCTATGCCGCCAAACAGTGTTTGCGATCCAGGCGTGCCCTGAGTGCCAGGTTGCACCATCACCGGCCGCGAGATGTTGGCAAATCGTGCGATCCGGTCTAGGTCGCCGATGAAGTATCTGCCTCTGGTTTGCAAATCATTGGCGAGCTGCCTTGCGTTGACGGACCCTCCTCCTTCAATGATGGCGTTTTCTACCGCGTGACTGATCGCCATGCGCTGCCGAGATGCTCGGAACTGCTCAAGCATGGCCTGAGCGTTTGGATTGCCAGCCTGTTGCAACGAGCGCTCAATCTGGTCTTCAAGCGCATTGCTGACGGCTCTTTGCGCCAAACCAAGCGCGTTGTCACCGCGAGAAATGTTGGCGTTGGCCTGCTCTCGCAACGTTCTAGTGGCTTGCAAGGCGTCTGCAGAATTAAACTGCCCCACGCGATACGAATTGACCAGATCAACAACAGGTTGCGGGATAGCGCCCGGGAATGACCGACCTGGGCCAGTGTACGCCTGCAGCACATTGCTCAAGGCGTTGTCAAAGTCCTGATCGGTTCTCACGGCTCCAATTCGATTGAGCGGCTCGTATCCTCTTTGAAATTCGTCCCTGCGAATCTGCTGCGTTGTGTTGCGTTCAAGCCTTGCATCTGGAGGCAATCCGAGAGCCCTTCGCGCAAGACGATCAGTGACCTCTTGGTTGCGGACGGCAAATTCTTGCTGCGTTCGTATCTTGCCCCCAAGGCGTTCCGCCAGCACGTTTTGGGTTGATGGCGTAATGCTTCCGGGCGTTGCAATGTAGCCCTCAGCTTGCGCCTGTCGTAGCGTCAAATCGCGCACAGCGTTGCGAGACTGCTGGGCTTGCAGTGACGCCTGCCGAGCCTGCGCAGCGCTGATGGCGGCCCCCGGAACTGCCATAGAAGTTGCGGCGCCAAGCAGCGGTTGTCCAGTCGCCTCAGTGACGCCTTGGCCTGCCGCACCGGCAGCAGCGCCAGTTGCGGCCATGCCAGTCGTAGCACGTGCCAGTTGTGGCAGCGTTCTCGCGGTTTGACCAATAGCGCCAGCACCCCCAGTAAGGGCACCTGTCGCACCTTGCAGAGCAACGTCAAGCACTCGCTGGCCTGCAGTTGTTTCCCCCTGCGGCTCGCGGATCAGGCCGGCACGCTTGAACGCTTCTGCAACGGGCTGCCGAGGCGCGGTGACGTCTGGCGCAAGGTCAGGCCTGCCCAACGCAGTAGCTGCCGTGCCAAATCCCATCTTTGCAAGATTGGCCACGTTTTCTGGCGCCGTCAGCAAAATGTCTGCCGCACCAGCAATAGCGCGGTATGGCGCGCTGGTGATGATGTCCATTGTAGAAGCGCGGCGTCGTGGGCCGGGGACTTCTGACGCAGATCGAGCGGTGGCAAGATCAAAGCCCGAGGAAAGCTCTTGTTCAACCGGCTTGGCAGTTGAAAGGTCGAACGCCATTATTTGACCTCCACAAAACGCTTGCCATCAGGGCTAACCCACGCTCGATTGCCCTTGGCGTCCTGCTTCAGCGTCCAGTCGGCGCCAACGCCAGCCGGCCGACCAGTCTGCGGAGTGCGCGCAGGCGGATTGGCCGCAGGCTGCGGCACGTACTTACGAAGTTCTGGACGATCAAACAGAGACTTTCCACCATCGCCAGCGTACCAAGCATCCTCAACGCCCTCGTACGTCTTATTCTCTTTCCACCATTTGTCCCAAAACGACCTCTGCTCAATGTCGCGCTTGCTTTGCGCCTTGGTGACGTCCAAAATAAATCGGTTGGCTTCTCTTGTGTTGCCAAGTTGCGAAGCTGTTTGCGTAATGCGCTGTGCGTCGGCTTCGGTTTGCGGGCCTTTCTGTTCAAGCTGGCGCTGCAGCACCATTTGATTGAGGGCCGAAGTAAAAGCCTGAGCGTCCGACGCGTACTTTGTTGCCTCAGGAACGCCGAGAGCAGATAGCACAGATGCCGCTGCTTTTTGCGCTTCGGCGCCAAAGCCAGTTCTGAATCCTTGGTCAAGAATATTGATCTGCGTATCAATTGCCGGCAAAGTTCTTGCTGCAAGCCTAGCCGCTTGAGAAATTGTTTCGTAGAGCTTGACGTTAAACTCGCCCTTGGATTGGCGCTCTTTTTTCTCTAGCTCAGGCAAATTCACTTGCACGTTAGTTGATGCCGCTGGCGGCCGCGTTGTCAGCATTTGAATTCGCTGCTCCAGCGGAGTCCTTCGCGGGTCACCTGTTGGCAACTGAGCAATCTCTTGCTGCAAACGCGAGATTTCTGACGGCGCAAATTCTCGATCCGTTTTGGGCTTGTTCGCATCCGCAATTGACCGCCCAAGCTGCTGCAACTGAGGGCTTCTGCTTTGCAGCATCTGCCCGACTTGCTCCGACGAATACTGCCGGCCAGCGTAATCCAGCATCTTTGCGGGCGCGGCAGGCGCCCCCATAGGCGCAGGCGCAGCCTGTGCCATCATGGCGTTCACAGGCCGAGCGCCACCGGCAGCGCCAAAGTCCATATCTGGCGCTGCTTCTGGTGCTGCGGCCGGCATGGCGGCAGGCTGCTCGGCCATCGCAGGCGCGCCGCCACCGCTCCCAGCACCGCCGCCAAAAATCTTCTGGCGCTCGTCCTCCTCCATCGCCGTCTGCATCAGCTTCTGGCCGACTTCAAAGTGCTGAGGGGTCGTGCCCTGCGTCATAAAAACGCGAGCCAGTTCTTTCACGCCGCCTGGAAACGCCTTGGCGACCTCAGACTGAAACTGCTGGTACGCCTGCTGCTTGCGCACAGCCTCGGCAGTTTCCATCTGCTGCTGTTGCACCCCCCGCAGCGCATCTGCAACTGCGATTCAGGCGCAAACTGCATCGGCTGCCGTTGGCCGGCCATCAAGGGCAATCGGGTGTCAAGTTGCATGATTTCAGCCCCCAACAGTGGTGCGCCCGAAGATGTCTCGGACGAGGCGTTCTTCTTGCTGCCGGTTCAGATAGTTCTGGAACGAGTTCAGCGCCCCGCCGAGAGCCCCAGTGTAAGCCGAGGTGCGGCCCAAACGCCCCGCCGCCAGCGCGTTGGCCTCTTGGCCCATGATGTTGCCGGCAGAAGTGCCGAAGCCGGACGCTGCGTTGCCCATCTGGGTGCTAGTAGATCGGCCGATGCCCGCAATATCTGAGAGTCTTCCAAACGCTCGGTCGTACTCCTGCGACGCCGTATCCTGCGCAAACCGCTGACCCGCTTTCAGCGCGCCGCCCGACAGGAAATTGCCCCGCGACGCCTGCATGCGCTCCAGCGCTTTCAGCCCCTCGCCCAGACGGAACCCGTAGCCCGGGTCCATCTCCAGCATCTGCTGCTGCGATCCCGGGCCGCCGAGGCCCATCGCACCGGACAGGCGCTCCAGCGCTTTCGTGCCGGCAGTGCGGTACGGCTCCAGCAGCCCCTTCTGGTATTCGAACATCTCCCGCTGCAGGGCAAGAGCGTTTGCCGCAGCCTGTGACTGCGTTTCTGCGGCCTTCTCTGCCGCGTTGGCTTCCAGCACGCCGCCGACGACGCTGCCGACGCCGCCTACGACAGCTTGGCCGACGGGGCTGGTGACGAGTTGAACGGCTTTGTCAAGGAGGCTGCCGCCAGCGCCCGTTACCGTAGACGCAATGTCTGCGGCTGTTTTGCTGCCGGTAGCCCCGAGGACCGTGTCGTAGGCCGACGTTTGGGCGCCGGT